TGCATCACCAAAATAAATCTTTAGATCGCCCTTGTCAGTCTTTGTAGTAAAGTTGTTTTCTTCGCTGTTAGCACTAGCCTGCTTCTTCAATCGCATGATGCCAGCAACAGTGGGCTCAAACTCAACGTTCCATGCTGCGCCCTTGAACTTGACATCCTTGACCTTTTCTTCAACGATAGCCTTAGCCATCAATCTGTAGTCATTGACGAAATCACCGACCTTAGTCTCAAAGTGAACGCTAGTTGCTACATCGTCTTTGTTGCGTGTGACGCTGATCTTGGCATGTTCGTCATAGTCATCAAAGCCCAAGATAGTCTTGAGTTTGCCTAGATTTGGCATACCGAACGTGCCGATGAAATCTGCTGATGGATTCTTGAACGTGCCTTCAACGACAACACTCTTATCTTCAGCGATTGCTGAGACAACAGTTGCCTTGTCTGTGCCATTGACCTTGATGAGTTCAATGACGCCTAGTCCATGTATATACTGAATCAAGTCTTGTAAATTATCTTTCATGTTATCCTCTTGTTGTATTTAGGTAATCCTATAGTGTATAATAGTGGAATTATTTGCATATGTCAACTATCTTCTTTTCCTTTATAACTATCCCACGATTTGTAATTTGTTAACGCTTTATTGTGGGCTATAAAATTTGCATTATTGTATAATTCAAAATCATCTTTCAAATAATTGTGTAAATTTTGTTGATATACCGGGTTTTTCATGTAGTGATTTGTTATTAATTCTTGAATTCTATTGTCTTTATTAGCACTATGTCCTTTTTTCTTTTCAATTATCGTATCAGCATTTTCTATGTTATTCTTAAAAATTTTCGGTAGATCCATATATTCATTCACAAATTTGATAAAAACAGCATTGTGTAATTTATAATTTTTTACGTACCAATGTTGAGTATATGTGTGTATTCCTGATACCCCTTTTAGGAAAATGTCATTTAAAGTTTCCGGATGATTTAATCCTAATGGAAATTTACCGTCTATATAATCTTGGGTAAATCCGGACAACCAACGTTCTACAGGATCTCTTAGAATAACGACAGGGATTTTATCCTCGAGTTGTCCATAATGATATAGTTTGTAGTATTGCCAGTCTATTTGTGAGAAACATTTGTATGTAAAACTTGAAGCATTTTTAGTTATAGGGATAAAATAAAATTTGCTATTAGGGTGATATATTATAACATCATTAGATGTACCTAATCTTCCTGGATGTGTTTTCTTCATGATTTATCCAAAACTAAACAAATCATCAAACGTGCTATTCGTATCTGTATTGGCTTTTAGATCCCATTTCAACACACCTAGCAAGTTTTCAACTTTCTTATCTACTAGTGTTGCTTCCATTGCTGCGTCATCAAATGGTAACTCTTGGAACCATTTAGGCAAACGCAATTCGTCTACTGGATATGCCACGCTTGTAAAGCCTAGTGGATTTGGCTTGAGTTTACAAACGATGACCTTCATGCCATCAAGTATCTTCATGCTATAGTTGTCACTGTTGACACGGCGTAGATAGTTCCAGTTCAATGCTGCGCGAACGTGACCGGGCATGTTTGCCTTGCCAGTCTTGCTATTAGTTTCTAAATCACCATAGAACGTAAGTTTGTTCACGCCCTTTGGACTGCCCTTTGTCCAGCTATCTTGCTTGCCAAGTTCTACCTTGAACTCTTTGATACGCTCAATGACATCTTCTCTAGTCTTACCAGCAAGTACCATCTCTAATACTTCAAACAAAAAGTCTTGAACATATCTAGGAGTATCTGCACGTTTCAAGTCAAGACCCATAGCCTTGATCTTGCCTTGCTTGCCATCCTTATCTAATCTTTTGCCTTCTTTGTCAAAGATGTTGATAGCATAACGCTTCTTTGTGATGAACAAACTGCGATCACCGATCAATTCACGACCAGCCTTGATGACACACATCTTGCGTGGAACATGGAAAGCACGTTCACAGAAACTTGGGAACGTATCGTTTGCTTGATCAGCGATATTGTCATAGAGTTGGACACATAGTTCCTTGCTCCATTCCATCTCACCATTTGCTATTTGCGAATTGAGTATGGGCCAAGCACTGAAATAACAACTATCAGTATCGCCATATACGATAGCATCGCCATAATAGTCATACTTGCCAGTGATGATCTCATTGATCTGTGCGCTCATGTGCTTGACGATCTGTCTACCAGATAATGTAACGCTCTGACCAATACGCTTGTCATAGAAACGGCAATGCTCATTCAACAATGCGCCATACGCGGAGTTGAGTAGAATCTTACGCACTAACTGACGTTTATCCCAATACTCAATATCTTCTTTCGTAGTTGATTCCTTGAGTTTCTTCTGCATAGTCTTACGATCACTATACCATTTAGTCAATAGCCCGGGAATCACGCCCTCGCTGTCTGATCTAAAGATCGTACCGTTCGCACTCAAGATATATGGCTTGTTGCTATCAAAGATTAGTTTCCATACTTCAGCCGCGCTCATCTCTACGCTATCACCGCTCTCAAAGTCAAGCGTTAGCATAGTGCCACGCTCTTGATTCATCACAGCCTCATACTCAAGACTGCCAAACTGACCTTCCCAGAGTAGCGAACTCATCTCAAGTTCGTCATCTTCATCGTAACGCGCCTTCTCGCTGGCAAGTTTACGTGCTTTGTCTTTTAGATATTGTTCAGTCAATGTTTGACGCAATTGCCCAACAATAGTCTCTGGCGCCATGTTGAGTGTGCGTATCGCTGATGGATACAGACTGTTGATGTCAACAGCGCCTACCCACTCATGTATGCCTTTCTTTGGCACAGCAACATAAGCGCCTGCTGCTGCCATGTCACCGTCGCTGCTATTCTTTTTCTTGTCAGGAACCATGAGTCCACGCTCATGCGCTTCATTCATCACAGCCATCTCAATCATGGCTACAGACCCCATGACAGTTGGCAACAATACAGTATTCTCATGTGCTAGCGCATTAGCAAGATCAAGGAACTTTAGTTTGTTGTGAATCTTCACAAGCAACATGGTATCCTGACGATTGTACTGTATGAACGTTTTGAAGTCCTTGTTGTATAGTTGGTCAAGCGTTCCTTCATACTGCGTCTTGCGCTCACCAACTTCCATCTCACCAATCGCATCTAGGCTATAACTGTGCCTTGATTCATAGTTATACTTCTTATACAACTGTAGATAGTCCATGTGTACACGACCAACTAGATCATATGTCGTTTCAGTCTTACCATAACGCTCATATTCTCTTGGCTTTGGCGTTTGACCAAGCAAACAGAATTTGCGTGTATCATCTTTGCTCATCACTCTAGTCACACGATTTACCATGTAGGGTATATCGTAACCTTCAGAGTTCCAGCCAGTGAGAATGTCAGCATCTTTGATTAGTTCAAAGAATGTCTCAAACATCTCTATCTCGCTACGAAATAGAATTGTGTTCGGGAAGTCACTGACTAACTCTTGAGCCGTTTCATCACTCATATGCTTGGGGGGTATAGCAAGTGTCACAAGTGCATCTTGCCAGTCCAAGTACATTGAGATAGCCGTCACCGGATTGAAAGGGTCACTAGTGGGACTAAAACCCTTTTCAGGATCGAAATCTACCTCAATGTCAAAGAATACTGTATGGAGTTTTGGAGGCTCACAGCCCGAGTAGTTTTCACTCAAACAGCGGAATATCACATTGATATCCGATTCATACAGTTTCTTATTGCTGTGGATACGTTTTTCTTTTTCAAACTCACTACGCTTGCGTGTGCTGAACCTCGACAATGGCTCGCCATAGATGCTGCGATACTTGCCTTTATTATCAGTATAATAGAAAGTATAGTTGGCAGGAAACTCGTTGTATGTGCGCTTGCCGTCAGGCTGGCGCTCTACAACAAATATCCTGTCAGTATCCCTATCGTGGATAGCGTCTACATAACTCATTAGAGGGTCTTACCAACTGTCTCCAAGATAGTATTGAGTTCTTCGTTTTCTTTGTTAGTCTCACCTAAGCGGCTCTTGTGTGCGACCTTGATGGCCTTTTTGAGTACGCTTGGCTTGATTTCAAGTTCTTCTGCGATAGCCTTGATAGTGTCAGTCAAACCGCCGTTGAGTGTTTCGACTTCGTGCATCACAGCAAGACCTTCGTTGATCAATTGGGTCAACTTGATTTTTGCTTCGTTATTGAAAGTTCTTGTAGACATATAATCTCCTATAAAAAGTATATTGATGATATAATAAAATAAGTTGTAAGTCAAGTATTATTTTTTTGTAAAGATCCAGAGGTCTTCATAGTTGCCACCGCGTGTCTTTTTTGCTTGTCTTGTGCCCGCGATAGCTGACCATTGAACTTTATAGTGATTGGTAAAGTCTAAATGCCGTGCTGCGATATCACGCATGTCCTCACTTATGGTCATTTTTACTTTATCTTTGTTTGTATAATTACTAATGACGAATCCAAATTTAGCATCAGGCTTCATCACTTTAGCACATAGTTTCACTGTTTCTTCCCAATACATAATCAACCAACTATTATAGTCGGGAAAGCTGTTCGTGCTTTGATTATCGCTAGGATACAATTCTAAATCAAAATAGGGCGGGCTAAACAATACGGCATCTACACTATTTTTATATTTGTTTATGAA